GTTATATAAATACCTGCTGTTGTTGCAGTAAAGTTACCATCTATTGTTGATACTCCAGACATTATGCCTACGCCAACAGATGTCTTTACACCTAGTGCCGTCTGTTCGGAAACTCCAGCAAGTAAAATACCTTGATCGGCAATACTATATTCACATATTGCTGAAGCACCTAACACTAGCAGTAATCCTCATTTTCTTGTTCAAGCTCTTTTCTAATTTCTTTTATTCTATGAGTTAAGGTATTTATTGTTGTGTAGATATGACCTGTGCCACTACCTTCTATTTGTGTTTTAAGATAAGTCACTTCATCCATTAATGCTAATAGATGTGTAAGTTTTGAATTGTGCATTATGATACTTGGTTTGTTGTCCTCGTTATCTGTTACGAGTACTGGTTGTCCACTTCTCATTTAAATATCTCCTCTATTGTGTTGCCTTCACCCCATTTTGCTAACTCTGCTGCTTTAGTCATTTGTTACTCCTTACCTTAACTTGGCTTTGTTGGGAATGTTATATTACCCAAATCATCAGCGTTAGGTGTTTGGTCTGTAATATCTCTAAGAGCTTGTCTATATGTTTTCCAAGCATCTGTGATGGAGAAATCTGATACACCCATCCAATCTGTTTCTTTTAATAAATTATCTCTTTGTTTTCGTAATATATTCATTCTTCTTGCACTTTGACCATCAAGTGCATTTAATGTACTTTCTGATGGTTTAGCAATATCTAAGTTCCATTCCTTAATATATCCCCCATCACCATCATCTTGTAAAATAACATCACTTAAAAAACTAAAAGAACTAACGCCTTCTGATGCACAATATAATTTTACTTTATCACTTAAATATTCTACTGCCATAATAACTCCTTAATGCAATTTAGTAGCAAATATATGTGAGTTTTCTAAACCTGCAACACTTACACTTGCACCACTACCTTTATCTGAAAATCCAAAAACTTGAAAATAATCATTTGTTGCTACTGTAGCAAAATAAACACCATGAAAAGTAATACTTTCACCCTCATCACCAACATAATACTTTCTATCTGCTTGGATTACACTACCATTTTTAGCAAGAAAACCTGACATATTATCTCCGGGTCCTGTAATAGTTACTGCCCATCTAAATAAAAAATAATTTCCATTAAATGCAGATGTAATTAATATTCTATCATTAGTGGCATCATATAAACTGTGAGTATCTAAAGCACTTGCTTGCATTGGTATATTTGTAACTGTATTATCAGCTATTGAGGTCGTTGCATTTTGATGAATAATTGCTACAACTGGTGCTGTTTGATGAGAATACCCAGTAACAGTTACACCAGTTGCAGCCGTTTCTAATTTTTTAGTATTATCGTGATAAAGTTCTACTGAACCATTATGATTGAATAAAGCAGAAGTTTCATCAGTATTAAAATCAATTTCAACAGCAGAAGCATTTGAACGCAAAACTAAATTTCCAGTACCATTATCAGATATTATAGAATTAGACCCATCATGTATGATTTGCATATCGCTGTCTGTTCCTAATAAAATTGCAGCGCTGTCATTAAATTTTAAATCATCTGTTCCTGTTGGCACAAAACATACTGTAGTATCTGCGTCATTTTTAATTATTACATCTGAAGTAGACCCTTGTCCTGTAAGTATCAAACCTTCAGCAGCAGTATAACCTATTGCTGCATTATCACCAGCCGCAGTATCACCATCTGGCTCAAAGGTAGTAGCAGTTGCAACGCCTGTTACATCAAGTGTTCCGCCTATAGTAACATTGCCAACAACAGATACATTAGTTGTGCCAGTTGGTATTTCTAGTACATCTGCATCCGCATCATTTTTTATTGTTACATCGTTAGTAGAACCTTGACCTGTTAATATAAGTCCTTCAGCAGCAGTATAACCCATTGCAGCATTATCACCTGCAGCTGTATCACCATCAGCATTTATAGTCGATCCAGTTATATCACCAATTATATCTGCTGAACTTGTTAATTTTGCTGTATCACTTGCTCTTGTCATTTACATCTCCTAACTTGGCTTTGTTGGAAAGTTTATATTAGATAATTCGTCATCATCAGGTGTTTGATTAGCAGGTAAATCTAACAATGCTGTACGATACGTTGTCCACTCACCTTGTTTGTCTGAACTAAAACTTCCCCATAACAAAGGATTACTTATGACAGGATCAACATCATCTCTTAGTAGTCTATCTCTTGTCATTCTTAACATTACCATAGGATGTGCATCAGATAATTCTTTTGCTTTTGCTGTAACATTATCTGCGTCTATTGTAACTACGTTTCCATCATCATCCCATACAGTGCAAGTATCTAAATTGTCTCCATTAATACTTATTGCATTACTGTATAGCTCTCTGATTGCTTCATGTAATTTATGTATAATTGCCATTAGTCAGAAATCTCCATACATGTTATTGTACTCATAGTTCTTGACTGGTAGTTATTACCACCATCACTGTCTGCACCTGTTCGATTGATAAAAGCAGTAGCTCCATCGTGGGTTCCTGACATATGCACACTATATGTTACTGCACTTGTTGTTCCAGGATCATCAAGAAAAACTATAGAGTGACCCCCTAAAGCATGGTTAGTATCACCACTTGTCATCCATGAACGAGAGGTAACTCTCGGTCTACTACTTGCAGCATCACCAATAGCAATTTGTGACGCACCTCTTTGTAAAACAAACGTAATCGATCTTGAAGAAGCAGTACTGCAACCTATTGCACCAAGAAAAACCATAACTAAAACTTTATGATTAGTAGCTGAAGGTGTTATAGCTTGAGTTAAACCAGTTATTTCTACTCCAGCAGCACTTGTTGTAGCTGTTGAAAATGTATCTGTTTTAACATCTGATAAACATTGTAACACTTTACCAGCACTTATTGTTATGTTTGCAGTACCATCAAATCCTGTACCATTGATTGTTCTTGCCGTTGCTAATTTAGTTGCAGTTGCTGCAAGACCAGAAGTTGCCTGATTTCCTGCTGTATTGACTCCAGGAAGATTTATATTTGCACTACCATTGAAAGATACACCACCTATTGTTCTAGCTGTAGCTAGAACAGTAGCTGTGTCTGCAAGTCCTACTGCTATATTAGCAGTACCATTAAAACTTGTACCTCCAATAGTTCTTGCAGTAGCAAGTGCTGTAGCTGTATCTGCATTTCCAGTAACATTTCCAGTAAGAGGTCCAGCAAAAGCATCGGAAGTAACTGTTCCGTCAAAAAAAGCATTTTTAAATTCTAAAGAGTCTGTGCCTAAATCTACGTCATTATTTGTAACAGGAACTAATGCTCCATTTACAAGTTTTACTTGATGTTCGTTTGCTGCATAAAAGTGTATTTCGTCTGCTGTTTCAAAGTCTATCTTTGTTTGGTCATCTTCACCAATCTTTATATCGGTTGCTAGTAATGATGTAATTGTTGTCTGTGCTGCAGCTAGAGCAAGATCAATAGTATTGTCACCATCTTGATATGTTGCAGTTATACCTGTTTCTGTATTACTAGAAAACATAGCACCTGTTGTGTCAGATATAACTTCTGCTAGAGCAGTGCCGTTAACTGTGATTGCGTCTGCTTCTAATGTACCATCAACATCTAAGTCACCATTAAAATCACCTGCTCCAGTTAATGTTAATGTACCTGCCATAGCAACATTACCATCAAATGTACCACCTGCTGATTTACTTATTGTGTCAGCTACAGAAAAAACATCAAAAACTACAATCTCAATTATATCACTTGCCGTAGCACCTGTGGCTAAAACAATAGTATCTCCACTTGTTGAAGTGTAGTCTGCCTCACTTAACTTGACACCATTTTGGTAAACATCAACATAAGTGCTATCGGCATAACGTAATGTGTCGCCCTCTGCACCTGCACCTGTAAAATCAGTTTGACTTCCAGAAGCAGTATATGTGTGCTTTCGTCTAACACCATTAGAAGGACTAACTCCAATATATGCCATTCGTTACTCCTATGCGTATGGGTTATCGCCCAATAAATTTGTATTCCAAGATGATTTCAATGCACTTATATTAGAAGCATTTGTAATCGCACTTGCTGCTGGAGCATCTCTCAATGCTTTCTTTTTTGTAGCACTTGCAGATTGAGCAGAGCTATCACTTGATTCTAATGCTTTCATATACACAACATCTTCTGCTGCTAATAACGGAGTTCTAATTTCTCTAATTTTATCCTTAAAGATAACTTTAGCTGCTGTTACATCTTCAGTTATTGTTGATCCAGATAAAGACCATGCATTTCTAAAATGTCTATCTGATGGAATAGTTGCATCAGCAGAGGCTATACTATTACCATCTTTATCTACTATATTTGTTGTCATTTAAGCCACCTCTTGATTTTGTATGGTTAATTCTTCATTAATCTTCCAAGCGTTTCGCCATACTCTAGTGCTTGGTAATTGTTGTTTAGTACAAATAACCATTCTCGGTTTATTAGCTTTATCATAATTTCTCCACACATGTTGTGGAATATCTTTCATAATTAAATATTCTACAGCTCTTTCTTCTGTCATTGCCTTAATGGGCTTTGTGTTGTGAAGCAAATACCTTCTTGTATGTTCTACAAAATTTGGTTTTTCTTCGTCTTTCTTTAACTCCCAGTATGCCTCAACGGGAGGTAAAATACCACCCTGCAATGCACAAGCCATCCAATTTGGATCTGGATGAGTAACTTTTGCAGGTTCATCTGGTGTCTCTGGGTCTTCCCATACTACACAATATTCTGTTCTGTGTGGC